CGTTACTTAATAAAGGTACATTATATATAATACGTATCCCAACGTCACCAAGACCATACGCATCTAAACCATTATTAATAGTTTCAAATGTTAATGGTTCGATAAATGGCATATATTTTGCTATAGCCTTGTTAATACGTCTAATTGCAATGGTATCAAAATCTTCTTTTCCTAAATCAAAAACCAGCGGCCTAATATTCGCGCCAAAATCATATAAACCAAGGCGTTCACCATGATTTGTTAGTAATAGATTTTTAAAATTATCTTTAATATTTTTTAAAGCATCCGTATGCATTGCAAATAAACCATCGGCCGACCCATATTCTATGGGAGTCTTTATACCAATGTAACGTGTTCTATTTGTCAGGGTTTTTTGCTCCTGTACCTCAGTAGACGTCATTCCAACGGCTTTAAAGCTATATGTTTTATTTGAGCCTGTAGGCAATATTCACCTCAATTTATAAATATTCACCTCTTAGCGCGCTTTGCGATATCAGGTCTCGAATTCCCCATCAGATATTGCATCATTCAAAAAATTAACAATCGTAGTGGCCACCTCATCGACCCATACCTGATCAGGTGGTGGGTTATTAATATTTTTCCCATCAAGATCAACATTTTTTGCTGCAGTAGGCAAAACTCACCTCAACATATAAGTATCATCTTATCGAAGTGCTTCATCATCAGGGTTCAAGAACATCATCCCGTCAACACACTATCTGCATCTGCGGTATTAACAGCCTTTACTATCGCATCGGCTATTGCAAGCGCCAACACTCCGATGACATCTCGTGGCGTCTTTCCTTCGTCGCCTTCATCAGGTTTCGGCACCGCCTCTAAAAATGCGGCGGCGATCCCACCCGCCAACGTTGCATCATCTGTAACATTACCTTTTAAAACTGGCATTTTTTCACTCCCCAAAAACTCTGGTTGATTTAATCGGATCCATATCAACGTCTGTAATGCTTGTATCACTCGGTGCCATCTGCATCGCGCTCATCAAGCTACCACCGCCAGATATCAACACAGGATTCATTTGTGGTCCAAGCATTGTTGGAACCGGACCCCCTACCATAACCGTAGTAGCAAATGTCCCAACATCTGATGCGATACCGTTGATTTTATCGTCAATTGCTTTAAGCGTATCCTCCATGTACGCCTTGAAATCGCTGAATCGCATGTAAGGCTCTGCATTCCCAGGACCATCTCCCGCGTCTGCACCGCCGTCATCGCCATGACGACCAATGAATATTCGTGCACCGCTGATCTGCACGTCACCATCAGGTGTGATTATGATCGTTGCCAAGTCTTCATCTGTTGCACCTTCTTTCACTATTCGGATGCTTCCATTGATATCATTGTCCTCGTCTTTTCGGGCAACGATCCGGATGTTATCTGATTTCAGTATAACGTAAGGGGAATCTTCGAACTGGGAATATTCACCATCAAACGGCGTTGGGAGTGTTGTTCCCTCTTCAAAACCGAGCTTTGCATCACCGTTTGTGTTCATTGAAACGTACACACGGCTTGAATCGGTCACAAAATTTGGGTCACCTTCAATCGGATTAGTATAATATTTGTTTGTCTCTTCTTCTTCTCGAGAATTCTCTATAACTTTTGATGAAGTATTAGCGGGGTCTTCATCAACATCGCCAATAAATCGACCTCGACCTGTAACAATATCAATACTACCTGCAAATGCCTTTTCTAACTCTTCGTCTGTCTTTGACGCATTACTGGTTTCGCTATTACTTGGGGTTTCATCTGCGCCCCAGCCTCTATCGTCGCTTAATAATATTAACGAGTTATTTGACCCTTGTAACACCAGATCGCCCATTCTACGAGTTAAGCGTGGAACAGATTCCGGTTGAAATGATAATCCTGCGCTGGAGGTTTTAACAATTTCTTCGTAGCCCTCAGGGCTTGGTAAAGTACGGGTAGTTTGAGTTTCGCCACCGTTTGGAAAACTTGCGGACACGCTATTCGGAGCCGGAAATATTTGTCTGTCTAGATGTGTGTAGTTTAAATCATCAACAAACCCAGGGGCGGTTATTCTACACATCCAATATAAGTATTTTAACTCAAGCTCCGGACGCTCAGTCATTACCCATACTACTTCGCCTGCCTTAATTGGCATTTGAATATGAGGAGGAAAAAATGGAAAACATAATACAAGTTCATCAATATTAATATTTGGCACCCGAACTAATAATGAATTTCGAGGGATCAAATAACGTAATGTCTCAATTTCATCACTATTGGTCGTATCAAGCTGTCGAATAATTGGGTTACCCGTTAATATCCTTTTATTTGAAATACTGTTATAGATTTCCACCAGTTCATCGTCGCTATAATAGCTTGGGTCATTAAACATTTCAACAACAATCCCTCGTAAAAATATGTTTGTATATACTTTATCGGCAAGTTGTTTGTTTATTGTTTCTGTTCGATTAATTGATGAATATTTAGACATTTTATTTATCATTACCATTTATTGCCGTAAACATATCATCCGGATCAATTATTGCTGATTTTGATTCCTCTTTCGATATAAGATCGGCCAATTTTAAAATTTGTTCATTTGACTTACACATGCGCTCTAAATATTTTGACATAATAGAGCCAGCTGCAATATGATCTGATTGACTACCTTGCATTTGTACATATAAACCTGTGTATAATACATATGCATTCTCCCGATCATTGACGGCATTTTCATAAACCTCCTTCCACAAAAGCTTCTTTTTATCTTCAATGCTCGATATATTGTCCAATAAATCTGCAAATGCATCAATTTTTTTGTTCATTAATACAAGTTTATCAAATGCTTCATTTCTTATTTTTGACATTAATGTTCCTAAAATATATCAAATTTTTCGCTTTTACGAACCGCCTTATAATGTGTGCGAATAACGTTTAGCGCCTTAGATAATTGTTTTTGGTTTAAACCTGAAATCTCTCGTATGTACATAAAAACTGCACGTTTATTTAGAAAATCAAGTATTGCGGCCTTTTCAAATATTGTAATAATTGCATCAATACATAACGCTTCATTATCTGATTTAACTTTTTCTTTAATCGATTTTAGTGTATTAATGACTTCAATTTTTGTTTCGATAAGATCTAAGTTTAAATCCGCCGGCGGAATTGTGTAATAATTCGCAATTGTGTGTCGATCTTTCGCACTCATATCTTCTTTTGCTTCAAAGGAAATAGAACGCCTATTTCTTTTTTGTCGTTTTTTTGCATCACATATTAACCAATTTTTCCCAACAACATTAAAGTATGAAAAAGCCTTTGTTCCTTTTTCTTTTTTCCACTTATGTATAGTTTCCAGTAAAAAAGATGTACAATTCGCTTGTAAATATTTGGTTGGTTCATATGGCGTCTGGAATCCGTAAACAAATATTAGATTTTCTGCTAATTTTTCAAAAGCATATTTAATCTCTTTGTTATATAGTTCATCACGCTCTTGTTGCGACGTCGCCTGTTGATATTTTACGATTGCCTCTTGAGTATCCATCGTAAAATACATATTGGATTTACCTTTACCTTTGCGACGTCGCCTAATTTTACGCCTCTTAATTATCACGTGTCACCTCTTTTTCCTCCTTAACCTGGCCTATAATAGTCGCGACACGTAGTATTGCATCACGTGATTTAGTAATATCTGCCATAACCTTTCTGATCTCTACACTATCATAAAAAAGTGGAATTTCAAGAATATGCGTAATTGAAGCATAACGTTCATCCAAAATATCTAATGTATGCTCAATTTCATTTGTCATCTTCAATATTATTAATGCAAACTTAATGCAAAAATATGTTGTAAATATTGCCCATATGAAAACAAAGCACATAATTACATTAATAATATTAATCAAAGGATATCCTTAAAGTGTTGTTCGTATATATCGGCAATTACTTTGAAACTGTACTTTTCATGAATAATAGGTTTAAGATTTTTTGCCCAAACACTTGGTATACTTGGTTTTTTATAGAATTTTCGTGCTATTGCCTTAAAACTTTCCTCATTTGGTTCTGCCCACTTAGAACCTTTAATAAATATACCCCCGTCGGCACGGTCGTCGGGAATATCTTGTAAGGTGTAATCTACCTTCAACCATTTCCCTAAATCTAGGAAGTCTTTGTGGCCTGACCAGTTTGGCGCAATCACAGGAAGACCGCACGCCGCAGCCTCCAATAATGGAAGCCCAAACCCTTCGCCACGTGTTGCTGTTATTAAAGCCTTAACTTTATCATTAAGATATAATCCAGCAACTTCTTTCGACGACATATGCCCATGTATGAAATGAACCTTGGGATATGGCCCAAGACGAACCTCTTTTAACGCATTTTGTAGTACTTTTCTTGTTATACTTCGATCAATTTTTGTTCCACGCCCACTATTTGTTTTAATTATAATCCCTACATCTACATCATCTTTAAATTCTTCGCACAACCACTTAAGTGTGAATAAAACGTTTTTTCTGTCTTTATAGGGACTATGATCTGTTAATTGCCCCAACATTAAGAAATTAAAGTCTGTGTTTATATCTAAATTGGCCGGTTCTGCTGTGATGCATTCATCAATGAATGATTCGCCTATAACATATAAAGGTACTGTTATATTTCCTGTATTTTTTAAAACATTAGCAGTGTGTTGTGAAGGAACAACAATTGCGTCCATTTTATTACATTTACATACCCACTCTGGGTTACACGTATCTGTCTCAACTACGGCCGAAACCCCAACGTTATATGTTGCAAGATTTGGGTCCCATTCATTTGGTAATTGAAGCTGAAAAGACACGTCAAAAGGTATATCAAGCCCAGACGATGCCTTCATCATTTTCCCAATAAGCCCATTTTCATACTCTGGATTTAAAATCCATGAAGTCTGTCCCCACTTCAAAATATCAGTGCGTAAATTAACGCCCCCTCGCTCTGACAACCAACGAAATATTTGCCGTGAATGAACACCATAGCCACTCATTGTTAACATTGGGGCCCTTACTACAACTGTTTTCATTATAAAGTCTCCAATGAATAATTTTTATGTTCCCAATTTTCAATCAAATTGACCATTGTATTGTGCCACTTATCAACGGTATCTTGATATGCAAATTCAGATAACGCATAATTTCTTACTTTTTCCGACAATTTTTTCTTTTCATCTTCCGGCAGGGCGTACATATCATAAAATGCCGATGCTATTGTCTCCACAGAAACATAGTCTTCAAAGATGTATGGCACAACTTGGGATCCAACTAATGTTTGTGTTTCAACAGGCAAAGCAACACCATTCTCAGTCCCATCTCGATGGTCAATAACTTGCCTTGTTAATCCCCCGGTTGTTACAGCAATGATCGGCGTACCACACTGCATTGCCTCGAGGGTACCCAAACCAAACCCTTCGGCATATGATATGTTAAAAACCACATCTGCAATATTGTGGAGTATGTTAATTTTGTCGAAATCAACACGTTGATTTGAAAAATAAACGTTGTCCTTTATACCCAACATTTCTGCAGTCGCCTCGAGGTTTGGGCCCTCAGAATCGTAAGGATCAGTATGCATTATTAATAACGCATCTTTTTTTCCTTTATCACATAATCTATTCATAAAATGTTTCCATGACAAAAGAACATCATTAGGCCGTTTTCTTTTGGCATTTCGATTCATCCAAAATGCTATAAAATAATCCTGTTTTTCTGGGCCTAAAAGCTGTCGTTTATAGGCTTTTATTGCACAATCACCCAATGGAAAAAATATATCTTCAGGTAATGAATGAGGTATAAAGTTTGTTTTTTCTGGAAAGTTTTCACTAACCATTTTGTATGTAAGATGACTATGACAATTTATTAAATCGGTACTATCATAGAGCACATCATTAAAACGAGGGGTTGGACGATTATCCCAAACATGCCAATAAACAATAGGGCATATTTGGTGAATTTCATCCTCCATTTCCCAAACCCACGTAAAAAATCGTGGATCGGTAAATAAGAACAATATATCCGGCTTTTCCATTGCTAATGTAATACGTAATAAATCCGGATTGCCAAAGCCATCAATGGGCTTAATGATAAAATCCTCATTTACAACAATCGTACGATAATCATTATGCTTAATTGCGGCACCAAATTGATTAACGGACCAACACCCCTTTTTTAGTAACCCATTAATCAAATGCCTAGATTGTGTTCCAACACCGCTTGTGCTTAAAGCGTGGTCAGATAACATTAGAATTTTAAATTTTTTCCCCATATAATATAAATCCAAATAAATATATATTTATAGTACACTTATTTGGAAAAATATAAAATATTTACTAACTTTATAAACACCACAAGATTAATCTTGTGAGATGGCTCGGCCAATCATATGTTCCCAATCCCGAGTATGTTCCGGACGGACGGCTTCATTTTTATCCCATGTTGCCTGTAACATTATAGGATCAACACCCAGATTATTTGCAACATAAATTAATGCCTTAAGATCCTTTGGGAAACAATGTCCTCCCCATCCTAAGTTACCATCTGGACCGGGGACTTGTGTATGTCTACGAGATATTCTGGAATCTATTGCCGTAGTGTCCATTAACTCATTATAATCAACACCCATGGCATTTGCTATTTGATATATTTCGTTAGAGAATGAAACCTTCATTGCAAGATAACAATTTGTGACATATTTAACAAATTCAGCGGTTGTTGAAGAAGTTGTGATAATATTACATGACACATTTTCATCTTGTCGACTAGTAAATCTATTATAGATCTGTTTAACATATTCAACTTGCTTAACAGGCCCGCCTAAAATAATACGATTTTGATTAAGAAAATCTTCCTTGGCATTTGCTTCTGTTAAAAATTCAGGATTGAACACAACACGAAACTTCGAGCGCCCAAACTTATCGTTCCACATTGCCGTTGATCCAGGCGGGATCGTTGATTTTACAACCGCAATTTTATGAACATTATTTTCTAAAGAGTAGTTGTGGATTTGGTCAAGCACACCTTCAACAATTCGTGTGTCACACTTACCAGACTTTTTCATCGGTGTAGGCACACAAATAAAGATAATATCACTTTTTTCAAACAACTCTTTACTTGTTTTGCATGTTGATACATTGGGTTTTGCAATATCATATGTTTCAA